CCTGTCTATACTCTTTATGTCTTTTCACATTACGGATATGAACGTCTGCAATGTGATAAATTTTCTTTAAACTCATAATAACTTATTTATTATTTTTTCACTATAAAAATCATCACCATTAAATGTTGTATATTTTAATTCGAACTGATTTGATTCAAAATGAATATTATCTTTATATGGAATAGTTTCCCATTCATCTTTTGGTATAGTAACTCTATATCCATTAAATCTTAAATCAAATTTAGGATATTCAAAAAATGCAATTACAGTTCCTTGTTTACAATTTGGTTTTATATAGTTTAAAAATTTATCTATGTTTGTGTCTAAATGTGTATCATGTACCACTCCATCAAATTTTTTGTCGGTAAATGGTAAAATCTTAATCCAATCTCCCAAAATTATATTTGTTTCTTTATTTTGTAATTTTGCCCATTCTAAAGCCTTTTCATATTGAATCGGATGAACTTCTATAATAGTATGTGATAAAACATTTGGATTTGATTGGACTGCATCCGCCGATAAATGCATACCAAATCCTACTTCCAAAATATGCCCTCCATTTTTTGTGGCCAATTCTGCTAATTTTTGCATTAAATATTTTTCGCCATTATGCATTATAATATTGTTGCGAATTGGATTGGATATTTCAATTTTTTCTTCAAATGATTCTATTTTTTCTTTTCCGGTCATAATTGATTTATTTTATTTAATAATAATTCTTCCGAAGAGAATTCTTTAGTTTTCTTTAGTTCTTCGTAGAATTTTTCATAACCCATATCGGCAGCATCTTTATCTTTTAGATACATCATTTTTACCTGTATACCATTTTTTCTAAAGTATTCGGCTGCTTTCAATGCTTCGGTTATCGCATCATTATCTAATGAAATTATAATATCACTAACTCCACTCATAAAGATTTTCTCAACCAATTGTTTAGATGGAAACTTACCCAATAATGGAATAGCATTTCTTTTAATTGTGATTGCATCAAATACTCCCTCACAAAGTATAATTGGTTCATTCCAATTTACTTGGGATTCAAAACAAATAATATTTTTACTGATTGGTGGGTTTTTGTATTTCATTTTGTTTTCTGGGTAATAAGACCTAGAAACAAAGTAATTAAGTGACCCATCGGAATTATATGATGGAATAATTACTCTTTGCCCATACAACCCTTCTTTACAATATCCAATATTATATTTTACAATATCTTTCATTGTAATACCTCTTTGAGTAAGGTAATACATAGCATGTTTATATTCAGGATTGAACCCTTTTGGTTCTTCTGATAAACTAATAAATTCTTTTGGAAGTTGAATAAATACCTTTGTATCGGCATCTTCTTGCTGTGGGGTATACTGAGAGTCCCCATATATTTCTCTAATAATAGATATAGTTTTCCTGTCTACATCAAGTTTACGAAGTAGAGATGTCAGTTTTTTACCACCACTATTACAAGTCCAACAATGCCACTTTTGGGTTTCTGTATTAACTTGTAACTTTTGTTTATGGTGATTACAAAACGGACAATAAAATGCTAATTCGTTACCCTTTAATGTAAGATAACTACCCAACGTATTAGATAACGTGGATATTACGATATTTTTATCAGTTTGCTTCAACACAACTGTAATATACAACAAATATTCGATATTACCAAATATTTACATAAGTATTTTACTCGGAAAACCAAGAATCTGGTATTTCCTTATCTGCATACTTAAATCCATGCTTATCGCACCAATCTCCATAGGTGGTTTTGGATTTCTTATTGATTTTGTTCTTTGAATTGGAAAATACGAATCGTATATCTAAATTAGGGTTTTGTTCTTTTACCAATAAGTGTTTCTTTCTATCAGCAATAACAAATCTACCCTTTGTTTCTACCCTAATACCATTTGGTAACTTAAAATCAGGATTGTAAGTATGTTCAGAAGCAGGTATAACATAAGCCACTTTTTCTGACTCATATTCAACTGCAATTCCTTTACTTTCGATTTGTTTTGAAACGTTTTCCTCAAGACCTGACTTAAATCCATATTTCTTTGCAACCCATTTAGGATTGTTCTTTTTTGTAACTTTTTTCTTAGCCATTAAAATTCATTAATCTTTTTTTGTAACCTTACTATATAATTTACTATCATTATAAGTAGGACCCCATTCACCAACTCCAGGACCATATCTTTTTGTAGATAATTTCTTCTCTAATTCAGAAATTGATTTTTCATCTACTAAATTTGCTTCTTTACCATTTTTACCCTCCGAATAATATGGAGTCAAATCTCCAGGAGCAGCTTTTGCATCAACGGTTGATTTTACCTTTTGAAAATCACTATTGTATAATTCTATAATACTAGGCATATTGTTTTCTTTTATATAAATATAAATTATGTGTCAAAACGGACAATAAAGTTAACAGTCAAATCATTTTCAGATTTTATTGGTTGTGGTAATTTGGCAACAGCTACCAAATCACAATTATCATCATATAAACCTATTGTTGTAATAAATGGTGCTAAGAATGAGCCTGTTGAATCAACCGAACCACTTTCAAAATAATGTTCAAATCCACCAGATATAGATGATGTATACATTGATGGAATTCTATAATCTAAAATATCACCATTTTCTAATTGTGTTTTCTTTTTGATATAACTTACACCCGGATTTGTTACAACAGTAACATTTTTACCATCAGAAGTTATGTATCTTTGGGTTTCTTTACCAACATTAACAACTGCAGTCGGATTGGTTGAAACATTAAATTCATCTTGTTCTGATATCAGTAAATATTCATGTTCATAAATTGTTTTGGTTGATTTAAATGATAAATCCCAATTTGAATTTAATAAAGAATTAACTTCTCTGGTCATTACTATCAAACCTTGATTATAGAAAACATTACCAAATCTAATTACCTGAGCTTCTGGTTCTAAAAATGGTATATCATCTACCAACATTAATCCGGATTCAATATCAAATGATTCTATTTGTAATTCATATAGAGTTCCATCATAAACCAATGATAATATATTATTTTGAATATCAAATGTCAATGGGTCTAATTCTAACAATGAAGCCGAATATGGATTATCCGCAATATCAATAAAATTGATAGTTTGATTTTCTACATCAATTTTACCAAAATAAATTTTATCAGGAACATCACCTACAATATTTCCATAAGAATCATCAAAATAAGTTATACCATCATCTATTAAATTAATAGAACCTTTTTTAATTCCTTCACCAACATATATTTGTGGAATAGAAATTAATTTAGCAGAACCACTTAAAAATCTTTCTTGTACTTTTGGTTTATTTGAATAAACATTTGTTTTTTCACCAAATCTTACAAATGGATTATCTTCCAATCCATTATAAAATTGTGCTCTTAATTGTCCGTATATTGAATTTTTAGGATATAATCCAGATAATTCCGATGAACTAACATTTGCTTCTAGTAAAGAAATTTTTGTAGAATCTTGGTCAAAGTTCCACTCTTTGTAGACTTTGAATGGTCTTATACTAATATCTGACTTTGGTATTCTTTTTAACATATCGTATATAAATATTCTTTTAATGAAAAACCCCCAAAATAGGGGGCTTAACATTATTTAATATATTCTCCGATTAGAAATCTAATTTAACTTTGATTGCAATCTCTTTATCAAATGATTTTTCGATAGGTTGAGAAGTTTTAGCCACTGCTAATAATTCATTTGCATCATCATATAAACCTACTGTCGTAATATAAACATGTGGGTCGTTTTCAAAAGTTGGATTAACAAATGCACCTACTGAACCAGTTACGAATGTTGGGTTATTTGAGAAGTTGAATTCTCTATTGTTTGCTCTTACAAAGTAATGAGATGTAGAAACATTTTCAGTTCTTCTCGCTTGGAAATCAGAACCGCTATCCAATGCTTTTAAAAATGCAACACCACCAAATTCAGGACTTCTATTAATATGATATACACCAGCTGCAGATGAACTTGCTGCTGCTAATTCACTACCAACAGCTACACTCAATGCATTTGGATTCAATAAGATGATACCCATATCTGGATAGAATAAACCATATCCTTGTCCATTTGTAGGAGCTGAGTAGTTTGCAATTGATGAAGTTAATGCAGAACCAATATTCAATGAACCACTAACCATATGATAAACTCTACCGGCAGTTGTTACATTTTCATCAGAACCACCACTATCATCAATTAATACAATTTCACCAGCTGTTCCTTTTAATTTAATTGAAACGTTTCCTGGATCTAATCTTTCTTTATATCTAGCTCTATTTACATTAATTGCATAGAATGATGTTAAATCATGTCCGCCTGCAGTTGAACCTGTGTAAACACTAAATGCAGTATCACCCGTTCCTAATAATACATTCTTATATTGATTATAAGTTGCCAATGTAGGAACAGTCGATGCATCATCTTGTGTTAAGGTTGGTGCACCGAATCCTCTTGAATCACCATAAGCAATTGAGAATTGAACCTCAGAAGCTTCAGATGAAGTTAATCCATTATATACATCTATGTAGTATTTACCACTAGTTGATGCAACTTGTGCAGATGAAGTAAATGATGAACTTGGGTCCAATGAACCGGTATCACCACTCCATATTCCAGAAGTTACAATTTGTGTTCTATTTACTACTTTATCAATAGCACCGAACTTTTTGTAAATACCATTTGTTATAGTAGTTACATCCGCACTGATTTGTTCACCTTGTCCCAAAAATTGGTTAATGATGCTTACCAATTGATTTGTATCAACCGGTGTTCCGTTTGTATTAGATGCACCCGCCAAGTATTGTGATAAATTACTTGCTAAAAGGGCTCCTCTATTATCTCTTACTATTGCCATATTATTTTATTATTGAACGTATGTTACTGTTACTGGAATTGTTTGTGAACCACCTGTTTCGTTACCATAAACTGTGATTGTAGTTTTAATGGTAGATGTTAATGATGGATTCGGGATAAATTTGAAAGATAAACCTTTAGCGATTGCTGCAGTTGCTGAAGCATTATCACCAATGAATACTGGAGTAGTTCCTGCATCGCCTGTTACACCCTCACCCACAATATCACCTGCATTTTTGTTTGATAAAACAACGGTATATCCCATTGTTCTATTACCTGCTGGAGATGTTGTTGGAGATAAAGCAACTTCACCACTTCTTTGATTTACTGAAACGTTAGGAACACCAAATTCAACAACAGGAATTCTAGTTGTATTTTTTGGTAAAGTTACTAACTTGTATTTCATTACTTGAGTTTCATCAGGATTAGCCTCCAATACAGGCATATTTTTAATTGCCGCATCATAATAAGCAGACCCTAATGGATGTGCTGGTTCGTAAAGTGTGTAATCAATCTCATCATCTGCTAATGCAAATTGAGTGATGTTTAATCCTTGTCCAGCTGCTAATTTTTCTCTACCTTTTTTTGTTAAGATAGCATCAACTGTTAATTCGGTATTACTTAAATATCCCATAGTATAATATTAATCTTTGTTTATAAATATAATTATTTTTAAATTCCGTTATTCTACTTCTAAAATTGGTTCATTAGCAGGTCTACCTGATTTATTAACTTTCAACGTATTAGGATTAGATGAGAATACTTCAATTGGTGGTGTTCCATCCAACGTTGTTGCCGAAGTATTTTTACTACCCAAATAATATGAATTTTTTAATCCAGTTGTTAAATCCGATGTATTTCTGTAATGTGTTGGTAAATAACCACTCAATGGTTTTACCTCAACAATACTACCCGTTCCAGCATTTATAACTTTAGAACCCGAATATGGTTGTATATTCAATTCGGTTTCATAATAGATAGATGATGTTAGATAATAACCACCTCTTGGGTCACCTTTTCCATTAACTTTTATTTTTGGTGCAACAACATCTCTTCTTTTTTGTTGTTTAATTAAATCAACTTTTACTCTATCTCTTTTAGTTATACCATCCGAATCAATATATGTTCTAATTGCATATCCATTGTTACCATATAAACCAAATCCGATTTCTTCATAAGCTGACTGACCTACAATTTTTGTCATGCTGTAAACATCAATTTCACTTTGTATTGTTGCATCAAATTGTGCATTAATATCAACTTCGTATTGTAAATTTTCTGCAGTAGCTCGTGTATCATCGAAGTAAACATACGAAGCAGTATATTGATAATTTTCTGCAATAGTTTTTTGAGTATCGGTAGTTGAAATTAATGATTCGTATTGATTATTTTCTGCAATTACATTTTCACTTAAATTTGCATCTACAACACTCTCATATTGATTATTTTCAGCTAAAGTTATAGTTGTATCACTATACTTAATTTCCGTATCTAATTGATAATCATCTCCTGTTGGTTTTTTGTGTGCAACTTTACTTCTTTCTAAAAAATGTGGTTCAATCAATAAACCGGTAGTTGCTTTAACTCTTGCAGGTAACATCCTCTTAATATCTTCAAACATCGATTTCTCATATAGTTTGATTAAGTTGATGTATTCATATATGTTTCTATTATCAAATCTTTTGAAATAATAATTTCTTAAAGAATCTAATTGTGAATAATTTGGTTTATAATCATCGGATGGGTCGCCAATATAGTTATCAATATTCAATCCACCGAATGATTTTGCAATATCAATATTCAATTCTTTTGTAGGAGAGAAAAATAAACCAACTCTATTAGAATCCGTTGGTGATTGGTCAAATGCTTTCTTAGTTGCTCTACCTTTTGCAGATAAATCAGAAACTAATGTTTGTGATTCAAATCTAACTTTTTGTGTTTGAAATCTACTTGCACCACCATCTGGATAAGGCATTACTACCGTTCTATCTATTGGTTCAAATTGGAATGGATAACTTGTCTTTGATGCATCAAATCCACTTGCAGTTGCATATAATAGTGGTTGTATATTTTCCGAATACAATGATGCTGTTGTTCCATTTTCATAATGATTTCTTGTCAATCCTGTTTCAAAGTAAACATTTGTATCAACATTTATCAAAGATGATGTTTGTGCTAAATTTTTAGGATATTCAAAATCTAAACGGAAATATAAATCATCTACCGATGCTGATAAACTATTACCATTAATCATTTCAGGAAAAGAAACATGTTGATAAAATACATCATCATTTAATTGTTCACTCCATAGTCTAAATTCATCAACACTACCACTATAATTTCCACCTAATTCTAATAAACTTCCGATATTCCAATTGGTATATGCACTTGCAGTAATACTTTCTTCAAATATTGTTCTTTCTTTTTCCGATTGTCTTATAGATAATTTTAATCCGTTAGAACCACTACTAATTGCTACACCAAAAAATCTTCCATTAAATATTGGTTGTAATGATGATGATATTGTGTTTAATGATTGGTTAGAGCCGGAATATGTAAATTTAACTTCACCATATTCACTATTTGTAGAACCGCTAAGATATACACCCCATCCACTTCCTGAAATTAATGTTTGATGATTTGTATAATTTATAGGTTTAACAAATAATTCAATTGTATTAGGTTTTCTAAGTTTATCGGTATCTTTCCACTCCATTTCAATTTTGGAACCACTATTCATTTTAAGAGCAGTAGTAACATTATC